GGCCGGATGGACCAATGGGACCGAATGGACCGGAGGGACCGACAGGCGACCCAGGAACAGAGCCTGGACCGGAGGGACCACCTGGAGGGCCGGGACCACAAGGGCCAAAACTCGCCATCGTGGAATCATGCGGCGAGATCGTCGGGCTTCACGTTGTAGAGCAACCATCCATGCGGTTCATCGAGATTCTGGACTGGCGAATCAAAGCAGGATCGAAGGTTGCAACGGTGGTTATCCATCCGCGATTCCTCGCCGCTGTGCATCACGATTCAATCCTGATCACTGCCGCGACTCCGCACCGCTCGGCGCTGCTCGGTTGCTCCATCGTGGGCAACTGCCTTGTCATCAAGACGAGCCGCAAACAAGCTCAAGATTTGACAGGAACCGCAACCATAAGCGCGGCACCGAATCACATCGCTCGCCGCAGATTCCCGAAATTCACCCAAGAGCAAAAGGCCCGCAATGATGCGTTCTGGCGCTCTGCAATCACCGCACCACCATGATCGACTGGTTCCATTGTCCCGCAGTTCTCACGCCTAAAGAATGCAAGATGGTCGTAAAGCACGCGCAGAAGCGATACGAAGCGCGGCCAGCCACGACAGGACACGGCGGCACGTCTTCACTCAATCCGGCACTCCGCAAGTCCACGGTGCGTTGGTTAGACTACGCCGACCTTGATTTGCTCTGGTTGTTTCGTCGGTTAGATGCCAAGGCGATTCTGGCGAATCAATCGTTCGGCATGGACCTTCAACACTCATCAGTCGAGTGGCAATTCACGGAATACGATTCAAAAGATTTAGAGCACTACGGCTGGCATGAAGACAGTTCGCCACGCATTAAAAAGCCGATGGACCGCAAGCTCACCATGATCATGCAACTCACCGAGGCGAGCGCATACGATGGCGGACGCTTTGAGCTTCGCGGCGATCCGATTCCAGATGCCAATTTCAGAAACGCTGGCGACGTGCTATTTTTCCGCTCTGCTCTCACGCATCAGGCGCAACCCGTGACACGAGGGATTCGGCACTCGCTCGTTTCGTGGATTCATGGGCCGACGCGCTAGGCATCTTTTGACATGCGCGGCGATTTGTGGACTTTACTTTTGACCTAGCGACTAACCAACTGATTCCCACAAACGGAGTCGATGAAATCACGCTCAAGTGGCGCAGCCGCGAGCCTGTCCGCATCCACTTTCACCGCGATGGCACAGATGAGCTTCTGCCGTCTGGATACGGGCTTGCTCTCTACCTCAAGCGCTCGACGACGATGCTGGCAACCTGCACGTCATTCACCGCACCAGCGGCAGCAACGGGCTATTACACTGGCACGTTAATCCTCAACACCGACCCGCTAACGACCGCGTTTACAACGGCAACAGTGCTTTCAATCGCGGCCAAGGTTGAAGCGCATTGGTGGGCAAGCGGTGAATCTGCTTCGCCTTCAATTTCCGATTCGGTCGTCTCCGCGCAAATCGTTAGACCAGTAGTAGCGCCAGAACCGTCATCGGTTGAGACAGTGACGCTAGGCTACGAAGGCACTGACATCAAATCAACGGGCGAGACTGGCGGCGTTAAATACCTGCGCGAAGATGGCGACGGCACATGCTCGTGGCAATCGCCATCGGGCAGCGGTGATGCGCTAGTTGCGAACAACCTCGACCAGTTCGCCAGCGTCACTCAGACCGCAGGGCAGACCTTGGCAATCACTGCCAGCACGACTCTAGCAGGTGGCACGCATTCAGGCACGAACACCGGAGATCAGAACCTCAGCGCTTACCTTACCAGCGCCACAGCATCCACGACCTATCAACCGCTCGACGCTGACCTCACCAGCATCGCGGGACTCACCAAAGCAGGGAACACGCTCAAGGTTATCCGCGTGAATGCGGGCGAGACAGCCTATGAACTCGCCACCGTTTCAGGCGGCGGCGGCAGCGGTGACGCACTCGTCGCCAATACGCTCGACCAGTTTGCAGATGTGACCCAGACGGCAGGCCAAACGCTCGCCATTACATCGAGCACGACCTTGGCAGGTGGCACGCACAGCGGCACGAATACAGGCGACCAGAACCTTAGCGCTTACCTCACTAGCGCCACAGCATCGACGACCTACCAACCACTCGACGCAGATTTGACGCGGCTCGCCACACTCAGCACATCGAGCATGACTGGCGGCTCTTTTGCCATGTCGCCGACCAGCCAGTTGTTTTTAGTCAAAGGCAATTCGATGTTTGACGGAGACGCGACCACAGCACCGGGCGGATCGCCAGGAACTGTCAGCTTAATCGGTGGCAATGGCTACGCGGAAAGCGGCAGCAATTACCCTGGCGGAGATGCTGGCGGTATTTCGATGGGCGGCGGCAGTGCCGCTTCGGGCTTTAGTGGCGGCACAGGAGGCAACATCAACACCTCTGGCAGCGGCACTTACTCTGGCGGCAATCTAAACCTCAATTCTAGCGGCACGATCTCCGCTGGCTCGGTCACCACCAGCGCAGGCGGCAGCCTAACCATGGGCACCGCTAACATCGCAGGTGGCAACATTGCAGGCACCATCCTCACCACCGCAGGCAGCGCGGCCAGCCTCACCGACTTTCCAACGCTCAATCAAAATACCACTGGAAGCGCGGCGACACTGACCACAGCCAGGACCATCAACGGCACCTCGTTTAATGGCTCGGCCAACATCACCGTCACAGCAGCAGGCTCCACGCTTTCCGACACCGTGCCTACCACAAAAGGCGGCACAGGTCTAACCGCCATCGGCACCGCGCTGCAAGTGCTGCGCACCAATGCAGGAGCCACTGCGCTTGAGTTTGCCACACTCGCAGGAGGCGGCAATGCACAGACCGCCGACCCACTCTCACAGTTCGCGGCCACCACATCCGCGCAACTCGCTGGTGTGATGTCCGATGAAACAGGCAGCGGCGCTTTGGTCTTCGCGACCTCGCCAACGCTTGTCACGCCAGCACTAGGCACGCCATCCAGCGGCAACCTTACAAGCTGCACATTTCCAACGCTCAATCAAAATACCTCCGGTTATGCCGAGGCTCTGAAATCAGCCACCACCACCGTCTCAGTTTCCGCCGCTACCGCACCGACGAGCGGGCAGGTGCTCACCGCGACAAGCGGCACAGCAGCCACTTGGCAAACGCCGAGCGGTGGTGGTGGTGGTAAATTGGCGCAGTTAGTATTCACCGAAGATGCGACTGCTAAGTCAACAACGGCATCATTCCCCTTGGACGATACAGTGCCAACCAACACGGAAGGTGTGGAATACACCGAGTTGGCCACGACGATCACTCCAACAAATGCATCCAGTAGGCTGAAGATTGACGTGACTTTATTGGCTAGTCCAAATGCCGTGAATGCGGTGGCTGCTTTCCTTTACAAAAATTCAGATTCAGCCGCGATTGCAGGCAACTGGTTTTCTTTAGACGCTGGATATTCGGGCAATGTTATTATCACAACGGTCATCTCCGCAGGCAGCACCAGCGCACAGACTTTCAAGATCAGATATGGCAGAACATCAGGCTCCGCCACAATTTATCTGAACGACACTCCCACCTCTTACTATGGCGGCACAATGAAGAGCAGCATGACAATTACCGAAATCTTACCATGAACATCGCCGCCACCTTAAACCACTGCCGCCCTGATGCGATATGGAGTCTAACAGGAAATACATACTCTGGCCTTGAATGGTTAGACTCTACACAGTCCAAGCCAACTGTGGCCGAGCTTGAGGCTGCATGGGTCGAGCTTTCCAGCCAACCCACGCCAACCGAACGCCGTGCCTCAATGGCTGCCGCTTTCGATGCACTACCGCTTGCTGTGCAGACAACTTTCTATGCTTCACGCACTGCCGCAGAAGCTGCAATGAATCGAGGCCGATTCGACATCGCACGCGCCATCATTGAAGCCGTCGATGTGCCTACCGAGCTTGAAGCCACTAAGACCGCGATCCTTTCTCACTTCCCATGAATGACAATCACTTCACTCCGTTTATCGGTTCCTGCATTGCTCTGATTAGCTCACTCTCAACTCACGTTGATATTGAGGCTTGGCTTAAACTTTCATCGCTCGCAGTCGGCACGCTCGCGGGCATTCTGGGCTGCCTTTCTGCCATTAAAAACCTTCGCAAATAAGGCGCGAGTTTTGACACATCCAGCTTTTTGAAATGAAAACCTATCTGCTCAAGAACTGGAAAACTTCACTCGTCGGCGTGTTTGCCATCGCCGCCATCGTCACCTCGACATGGTTGCCACAATACAAGGATGAGCTTGAAACCGTTGTCGGCGTGCTCGTTGGCCTTGGCTTGCTGGCTGCTAAGGACGGTGACAAGACGGGCGTATGATCGGCATCATCGAACTTCTCAAACTAGCTTTGAGAGTTTGGCTAGCGGTCAATGCCTCGAAACCCTTTCAACGACTCCATGAAATTGATTCTCAGATTCTCAAGTTGTCTATTGGTGCTCGCGAGTCTGAGTTGCTGCAAATCGAAGCCCTTGACCGCGAGCGCAGAGTCCTCAATAAACTCATCGGCACTTTACACGCCGACCTCAGTTAGCACGATCAAGGGCACCGAGTATCAATTCATTGAAGGACGCTGGATTGCCACAGGTGAAAGGCTTTATTCACAGGCAGCATTTACGCGCGCCCTAACCATTGGAGCGCCTAGCAAATGATCCTCCTCGGTTCATGCGTTGCAATAGTTGCAGCCATTATCTTCGGGCTGATGGCATTTTACCTCTACGCTAACGGATTGGAATAACGAACTACACCACATGCCAAAACGAACCAAAGCGCCAACGATTACCGAAAGAAAGCTAGGGCGGCACGGCGCGCAGGGATTGTGCTGGAATGACGGCAACATTGAAATCGACCCGCGTTTGACGGGCAAACTCCGGCTGGAAGTCTTCTGCCATGAGATCATTCACCACATCGCGCCGGACTGGAGCGAGGCAAAAGTTTTACACGCTGGCCGCATCATGGGCCACGCGCTCTGGAAACAGGGATACAGAAAAACCGACAGCTAACAAACCACATGACTAAGACCGAAATCGCTAGAGAATTCATCGCACGTTTCCCAGACGTGGAAAACCGCACGATTGCCCGTGCGATGCATAAGGAAAAGCCAAAAGTGTTTACAACCTTGGAGAATGCTCGAAACACAGTGCGCCATGCGCGGGGAGCAGCGGGGGCCAAACAGAAAAAGTATATCGTCGATAAATCGGCATTCAAGCCGCTCGGCTGGCAAAAGAATATCATGCCGAAAACACAGGCAACGACACGCCAGCCAATCGTTCTCGATGGCGCATTGAAAGTGTTGATTCTCTCGGACATCCACATTCCATATCACGATGAGGTAGCCGTTGCTGCTGCCATCGCCCACGGCAAGAAAAAGAAGCCAGATGTGGTTATCCTCAATGGCGACATCGGTGACTTCTACGGAGTGAGCCGACACGATAAAGACCCGCGCCGCTCGCTCTCCGACGAGCTTGACGCAATCCGTCAGTTCCTCTTCCACCTCCGCGCTCAGTTTCCCAAAGCCAGAATCCTCTACAAAATCGGCAACCATGAGGCACGCATGGAGATGTTCCTTGTGAAGAATGCTCCAGTGCTCCTCGGCGTTTCGGATTTCGAGCTTCCCGTGTTGCTCAAGTTCGATGAACTCAACATTGAGCTTGTCCCATCGCTGACGCTCATTCGGTTAGGCAACCTGCCAATTTATCATGGGCACGAACTGCCACAGGGCATGTCATCACCAGTCAATCCTGCTCGCGGCATTTGGATGCGTGTGCAAGAATCCCTCATCTGCGGGCACTGGCACAGAACGAGCGAGCACACCGAATCTACAGGGCTTAACAAAAAGTTGTCATCATGCTGGAGCACTGGTTGCCTCTGCGATTTGTCGCCCGATTACGCCATCGTTAATCGCTGGAATCACGGATTCGTTTGGGTGGAAACGCAGGCTTGCGGCAACTACGAAGTGACTAACCACAAGATCATCAACGGGAGGGTTTACTAATGCCTTCCATTTACATCGCTGGCCCGATGACGGGCTACCCTGAGTTCAACTTTCCAGCCTTTGACGCTGCACGCGACTACCTTGAACGCGATTGGAATGTCATCTCGCCGGCCGATATGGATCGCGAGCTAGGCTTTGATCCAGCATGGGACGATGTGACGGCGGAGTTTCTTCGCGATGCCATGCGCCGTGACATTGACGCCGTGATGCACGTTGATGCTCTCTATGCGCTAGCAGGATGGGAGCAAAGCAAAGGCGCATCGGCAGAGGTCGCGCTGGCGGAATGGCGTGGGATTCCGGTGCATTTCGAGGAAGTGCCAATCGGCACGCCAGCGCTAGTCGCTCCAATCGGCAGCGATCCGAAGGGCGCGATAGGCAAAACAAAAGCGCCGATGTGGTTACTGCCTCCCGTTGCTCTCCGCGCCATCTCATGGGTTCACGGCCTCGGCAACAAGAAGTATGGACCCTGGAACTGGCGCAAGACTCGCGTGTGTGCTTCGACCTATATCTCTGCCATCCATCGACATCTTGCTGCATGGCATGAGCGGGAAGACACCGACGAGGAAAGCGGGCAGTCACACCTCGCGCACATCGGCGCTTGCGTGAATATCCTCATGGACGCGCAACATCATAACAAGTTAGACGATGACCGCCCATGAAACTCTCCGAATCACTGGCAAAGATCGCCACCGCTGAAATCGGCGTTGAGGAGGTGGACGGCACTAACTGCGGCCCGCGTGTGAACGAATACAAAGCCGCCACGAATCTGCCACCGCTTGAGTCGTGGCCCTGGTGTGCGGCATTCGTTTGCTGGTGCGTTCGCGGCGCGATGAAGCTCGCAAGTGTGAATGAAGGCGCGACCTTCAAACGGCCCACGACAGCGGGCGCATGGGATTTCGAGAACTGGAGCAAGCGTCAGGATAACACGACGCAGACAAAGCGCGAAC